GGTACAAGCTTTGCCGCAAGCTCAAGCTATTCAGCAACCACAGATTTTGAAATTTTTTAATGGGCTTAATTCAGATCCCAGAGTTTAGAATGAGCAGTGACGAACACATCATTGCATTAACGTATGATCACCTGACCAGAATACAGTATAATGAGGATACTAAGGAATACATCAAACATATTCCTAATTATATTCATTACATTTGGGATAATGCCGTTGTCGGATCTAGCTGGGCAGCAATATCTAAAGGTAAGGTTATTGCTGTTTTCGGTATAAGATATATATGGAATGGCTTGGCAGAGATGTGGATGATCCCTAGCAAGGACATTCATAAGAATGCAATACTGCTTGTGCGTGGGGCGAAGGCAACAACCGATACCGCAATCAATAATTATGAAATAAAAAGACTGCAAATAATCGTAAGAGTAGAAAACGATGTTGCTTTAAGGTTTGCCAAATCACTAGGTTTTAGTGTAGAAAGTGTTATGACAAAGTTTGGCCCAGAGGGGGCTGACTATTATATGATGGTGAGGTTTTGATATGTCTGGATTATTTGGTGGTGGTTCAAGAGGGCCTACACAAGCTCAAATTAATGCCGAGGCTGCGCAAAAAAAAGCTGCTTCAAGGGCCGAAAGTTCTGAAATAACTGAAATGCAAGGTATTCAGTCGCGCCGAAGCCGTATGCGTAGAGGCGGGTTAAGACTTTTATTTTCTCCAGCTAGAAACGAAAGCCCACAAACTAATAAACTTCAAACAAAATTAGGTGGTGAATACTAATGACACAAATTAAATCTGATCCCCGCGTCCACAATAAAGTTAAAGTAGCTGTTGCCGTTGAGAAGGTTCGCGCTCGGAATGAAGACGGTTCATTTATAGGTGATGATCCTAGTACGCCAGAAAATGAAGCTTGGGTTGAAAAGAAAAAGCCAAAAGCTAAAGATAAAGATAGCTAAATGGTTGCCAAAAAATTTCAAAGTGCAGCGGGTGGTTTAAACGAAGCTGGTCGCAAGAAACTAGGAATGGGCCGTAAGTTAAAAACCGGCACTAATCCCAGGCGTATCAGTTTTGCCGCACGATTTGCTGGCATGAAAGGCCCTATGAAAGATGATAAAGGTAAGCCTACTAGAAAGGCTTTAGCTCTGAGCGCATGGGGTTTTGGATCTGTTGAGGCTGCGCGTAACTTCGCCAATCGTCACAAAAAAGGATAAGCAAGATGTCTAGGCTAAATGTAACTGAAATTATTGAACGTGAGGCCAAAGCACAAGCGCGTAAGGATGAGTGGCGATCCATATATGAAGATTGTTATGAATTTGCTTTACCGCAGCGCAATCTTTATTCTGGATATTACGAAGGTGGTGTTGCCGGTAAGGGCAAGATGGTCAGGGTTTTTGATTCAACTGCTATTCATGCAACTCAAAGATTTGGCAATAGAATACAAGCTGGTTTATTTCCTCCTCAAAAAGAGTGGTGTCGCTTAGAAGCTGGAACAGGTATCCCAGAAGAACAGCGTCCCCAGGCACAAGCTGCGCTCGATGCTTATACAAAGCGTATGTTTGAAATAATGCGTCAAACTAACTTTGACCTAGCAATGGGTGAGTTCTTGCTAGATCTGTGTGTCGGTACTGCCGTTATGATGGTAACTGCTGGAGATGAAGCAACTCCAATTAGGTTTACTCCAATCCCTCAATACCTGGTTGCTATCGAAGAAGGTACGTTTGGAAACATTGATAACGTATATCGCAAACTAAGGATGAAAGCTGAAGCAATACCGCAAGAGTTTCCTGATCTGGAAATGACATCGGAATTGCAAGAGGCAATATCAAACTCTCCATCAAAAGAAATAGATTTGGTTGATGCTGTAATCTATGACTATGATGAAAAAATATTCTGCTATCATGTTATCTGGCCTGGCAAACGCCAAGAGCTTGTTTACAGAACTATGGACTCATCTCCATTTATCGTTGCGCGTTATATGAAGGTTGCCGGCGAAGTATATGGTCGCGGTCCTTTGGTAACTGCAATCAGCGATATTAAGACCCTAAACAAAACTGTTGAGCTAGTTCTTAAAAACGCTTCATTGGCTATTGCCGGTGTATATACGGCAGCAGATGATGGCATATTGAACCCGCAAAACATTAAGATCCAGCCAGGTGCGATTATTGGCGTTGCGCGTAACGGTGGACCGCAAGGCGCGTCTTTGGCTCCATTGCCTCGTACCGGCGATTTTAACGTAAGCCAGATTGTTATGAATGATTTGCGTATCAACATTAAAAAGATCTTAATGGACGATACCTTGCCACCTGATAATATGTCAGCGCGTTCTGCAACTGAGATTGCTGAAAGATCGAGAGAACTAGCAAGTAACCTAGGGTCTGCCTTTGGTAGATTGATTAATGAAACGATGGTTCCGCTTGTTACCCGCATTTTATACATAATGGACCAGCAGGGTTATATTGATTTACCTCTAAAGGTAAACGGTGTTGAGGTTAAGGTAACACCTGTTGCGCCTCTGGCTCAATCTCAGAAGCTTCAAGAGGTAAATGACGTTGTACAATTTATGCAGATCGCAAACTCTCTCGGTCCAGAGGGTCAAGCAGCGTTATCTATTCCAAGGATTGCTCAGTATATTGCTGAGAAAATGAACATAAACCAAGAATTGCTTACTACTCCAGAGGAAAAGCAAGCACTGGTTGAGCAAATGCAGCAAGCAATGATGGCTGAACAAGGGCCACAAACTGCTGATGATGGTGGAGCAACAATGGAGGCAATGCAATGAATACACCCGAAGGATGGGAGGGGTTAATCCAGGCTGAACGTGAAGCACCGAGAGCCGATGATCTTGATATGATATACGGCAAAGTATTTAAAAGTGCTGAAGGCCAAAAAGTATTAAGTCACTTAAGAAGTATAACAATAGAACAACCGACTTGGTTTCCAGGAGAAGATGCAAGTTTTGGTTATGCTAGAACAGGTATGGCTGAAATTATTCGCATGATTGAAAAAAAAATAGAAAGGTCAAACAATGGCTGAAGAAATGGCTGCAACAGAACCCCAGGCTAACGCCCCAATGATAAATGTAACAGAACCGGAAGCGCCCAGCGCAGAGGCTCCGATTGCTGTTCACGAAAAAACAGAAGAAGAAGTTCAAGCCTCACAGGAAGATGATGTTCAATTAGAGCGTCCTGATTATTATCCAGAGAAATTTTGGGATGAGGACGGCCCTGATGTTGAAAAGCTTGCAAAAAGTTATGCAGAACTTGAGAAGAAATTTAAATCTGGCAAACATAAGGCGCCAGATGAGTACGATGTATCTGGCCTTTCGGATCAAGGTCTGGATGCGGAAGACCCAACTGTTTCAGTATATCAGGAGTGGGCTAAAGAAAATGGAATTAGCCAGGACGCTTTCGAGGATCTGGCCTCGCGTGTACTTGCTCTATCTAAGCAAGAACAGGAAGGCATGGAGTATGATCAGCGCGTTGAAATGGAAAAGCTCGGTAAGAACGGACAAGAAAAAATCCAAATGGTAGAGAGAAACTTAATGAAAGTTCCTTTAACAAACTCAGAGCGTGAGGCATTAGCTGGATCTTTAAATAATGCTGATGCTATTAATGCGTTTGTAAAATACCATCAATCTCTTACAAATGAAAACATTCCTATAACTCCTGTTGTTAACAAACCAGAAATGACAAAAGAGGATCTTGAGTCAGCAATTTCTGATCCTCGATGGAAAACTGATGCGCCCTGGAGAACCAAGATTGAGAACCAGTGGATGCAAGCAAACTCTTAGGGCTTGTAATAAATCTCGCTTGCGTGTATTTTAACTTCAACGGTTAACCGCGCTCGGCCCGTTAAATGTAGTAATCTACTGGCTGGCGCTGCCATAATGCGCAAGCGGATCGCCCGAATATCGGATAACGGATCGCGTTTTGTCGAAACTCAATAGGAGGTATCTGCAATGGCGCAGAACGTCACAGCGGCGTTTGTTACCCTGTTCGATTCAGAGGTTAAGCAAGCGTATCAAGCCGAGTCACTACTTCGTGGTACAATGCGTACACGCACGGGTGTGGCTGGTAATACTGTTAAATTTCCAAAAATTGGAAAAGGAGTTGCTACTGTTCGCATTCCGCAGACAGACGTAACACCATTAAACGTAACCTATAGTCAGGTCACTGCAACAATGTCTGATTTCATTGCTGCTGAATATTCTGACATATTCCAACAGTCGCACATCAATTTTGATGAGCGTTCAGAATTGGTTCAAGTTGTATCAAAATCTATTGCTCGTCGTATGGACCAGCTTTGCATTGATGCTTTTGTTGGCAATGCTGGATCAACTGTTGCTAATACAGTGGGACCAGGTGGTGCTACAAACATGAACATTGAAAAGCTTCGTGCTACTTCTAAAGCAATGAATGCTAAAAATGTTCCAGCCGAAGGCCGTTTTCTGCTAATGAACTCATCACAGCTTGATGCTTTGCTGGGCGAAACAGAGATCACCAGCCAGGACTTTGCTTCCGTAAAGGCTCTTGTTCGTGGAGAAATCAACACGTTCATGGGTTTCACTATCCTCTCTATGGGTGATCGTGACGAAGGCGGCGTTCCAAAGCCAGGTACACGTTCGTGTTTTGCTTGGCATAAAGACTCAATGGGCTACGCTGAATCAATGTCTCAGAAAACAGAAGTGAACTATGTACCAGAAAAAACATCTTTCTTGGTAAGCTCAATGTTCTCCGCTGGCTCTGTTGCCATTGATGGTGAAGGCATTGTCCAAATCAACTGTACTGAATAGGGGTATTATTCAATGGCATTTACTCAAGCTGGTTTTGCAACCATAGCTGCATCTAAGAAAGGGAACGCGCCAAGTATGTATTCCTATATTAGTGCAGAAGCTAAAGCTACTGTAACGGGTGCTGGTTACTTTAACAGTCTAGCGGCAACGCTTGCTGTTGGTGATCTTCTTTATCATTATGATACAAACACCCCAACAGCGACACTAAGCATAGTTTTAAGCAACAACGGCACTGTTGTCGATGTTACTGCTGGAACTGCAATCGGTGTAACCTAAAGG